CTGGCTTTTTACCACATTACTTATAGGGGAATCGTCTACCTGAGTCCAATCACTTGATGATAATTTTGCATCACGTTGTTCACGTATAGCTTTTGCATGATTGGAGTCTATTTGTGCAATATAAGCTGCCTCGTTTTCAGCAGCTGTCTTTGCAGGGGTATCTGCAATAGCTGGTGTATCAGCAAATGTTGGACCTAAAGTATATTTTGTATACCACTTGCCATCAATCTGCTCCACACCATTACGCTGAGAGTATTGATAGCGGGTACCGCCTGTAGCTTGAGGGCCCTCGAGCACAACATCTGCACCTAAGGCATTAATATCTGCTTCGGTAAGTTGTGAGCCAAATGAAGTATCAGGGTGAAGTGAGCGGAACTCACCTTCGTACATTACCTGACCTGTATCTCTAATTCTAATTTCCATGATTGTTCCTTAAGCTATTGCTAAAAATATGTAGTTACCGCCGCTTGCATTAACGGTGGCAGAATCGGCTGTAACCGCAAAACCTGCACTATACGGGTCAATATAATCTGTATTAGTGGTCTCGGCAGCTTGAGATGTAGATATAAAAGGGTCGTTACCAGCAACAATACCTCTTGCAGTATCCCACATGTACCATGGTCCTGTACCGTCTGTGCGTTTTAAAAATACAAATCTTGCACCACTCGTAAACCCGCAGTCAATTTCAAGAGCTGCTCCAGTACCTGTATAGCTTCCGACTTTAGATACCCCTGGGCATGTGGCAAATAAGTAGGCAATAAAAGTATTACCGGAACCGTTCATTGCTCCATCCGTACCAACTGTATAAGTTGTTGCGGAGGTTGCTGAAATTATTTGATAGTCAGAGGCCGCACTTGTTGAACTTAAAACAAAGTATTTTGTTGGTAGTGATGAAACGTAAGTGAGCCAAGAGTTGGCACCATTTCTTTGCTTCGTAATTATTAACTCAGGAGGAGCACCTAGGTTATGGGTGATATTTCTAACATTATCGTTTCCTGAATAAGCAACAGCATCGAAAAACTTAGGTGCACGTTTAAAATAGTAATGTAAGCTCGTATTAGAACCGCTGGCATTAACGGACTTACCTCCAGAATTATCCGCACCAACTGTCATACCTGTAGGGGTAAATGCTGTAAACCATTCTCCGTTATAACTATTGCTTTCAGCCTGTGTTATTAATTGTTGCCATGTAAGCCATCTTGTAGGACCTCTTAACTTGTCGACCAGTGGCATGTATTCCCCAGCTGTTCGATATGCGGCAATAGCCAAATCTGGAGCAAAACCTCCTGTAATAGTTGCAATTGCTCCGGTACCATTACGGGCTATAGGAATAAAAACACTTGTTCCAACCGTTGGCACTTTCATCGGACCTTTACGAATGGCCATATAGATGTATTTTTTATTTGCCTGTAACTGTCCAATAGCAAACCCTGTTGACGTTGGCCAACCATTAATACCAGACCCTGATTCTGCATCGCTATTATTAGCTGATAAATTTTGTCCAACTCCATAGACATTACTAGCATCCGGCGCTGGCCAGCCGCGCATTGTATCTGATATGCGCCAGCTTCCATCATAATTGCCCCCTAGCGCAGTTTCTCCCTTATACATAAACCACTGTGGCTCATATCCAAGAGTCACCGTTGCATTACCAGAGCCATCAGTAGTAAATGAATCGCAAGTAATTATATTATCTGCCCCAGTCAAACCGAAGCCTCCTGCATCATGGGCAAAAATATATGCAACATAGGTTCTTGAAGCATCAGTTCCCCCATCATAAAGCAACTCATCGCTTACACCAAAATCTGTAGAAGTCGGGTTAGCTGATCCCCAATACCGGTTGGTAAGAGCGCTAGAACTAGCGGCCGCTGTTGATTCTAGAGACAAAAAGTTTTGATAGGCACTAGCACCCACCCCACTCAACGAGCGGTGATAAACGTACCACCCGCTTGAAGTGTTTAGTGGCTTAATCATAATGCAACCAGGTACAGAACCAAGAGAGTGCGGTATACGTTGGTCTTTCCCGGTTGTAGCTATAAAAGTAACTATATCGAAGAACTTTGGTTGCTTACGGAATGTCCATGAGGAATATGTAACACTAGATGCATTAATACCTGCAATGACGCTTGACGTCCGAAAGCCATCTGCATTGCCAGACACATAGGTGGGGTATGCCCCAGATTCATTCTGAGCATTTGAAGAGTCTGACGAAAGGACACCAACCCTCCCAGTCGTATCCCAAAGTCTATGAGTTGTAGTAGTAGAACGAGCCTTGGTCCATACCAATCCGCCTTGACCAATTACAGCAGCTTGAGAGTACACAGTTAAAGCAGTAGATGCAGTAGATACAGTAGCCGTACCTGCCTGTTCAGGACCTGTATGTGCTTCTACTTCACTAGTCCCGGTGGATATAGTTTGACTTCCTGCTGAATCTGTTACGTCGGCACTGATAGTGTGATATGCCGTACCTGATGTAGTTGAACCATCAGTGGCTAATTCAGTAATAAACCCGTTAGATGTACCAAAGCCTGTAGCGTATAATGTTGAATCTATTGCACTGACGCCATAAAATAGACCGGAATATAACCTTCTACTCCACTGAAAAGTACCTGAAGAGTTATGTTTAATAATTTGCGCACCAAGGGTGGTGTATATGCCCCCTGATGAATCACCTGTGATCGTAGGAATACCTGGGCCTGATGGATAGCCAACAACCTTCCTGTCCCATATAATAGCTCCGGTAGAGCTATTTAATTTTGTGGTATGTAAATCTGTATACACGTAACTAGATGATGAAAATACGGCTCCATCCCAATACCCTACGTAGACTCCATCAGATGAATCTATGAATATTGAATTAACGCCGCTCGTTGTACCAGATATACGTTTATTCCACTGAAATGTTCCAGAGGAATTAATTTTAACAACATGGCCTTTCCAGCCCGAGTCAAATTCACTTCCACAAAAGTATACATTACCAGCAGAATCATGCGCCATTGAGTCAACCTGGCCATATTGTTGATTTCCATAATATGTACCTGGAGGCTTAAACTTATACATCCATTGTAATGTTCCGGCAGTACTGTATTTTGCATACAAGCCCGGACCACCGGGTCCACTTGTACGGCCCCCGACATAAAGGAACCCATCTACAGTATTATATATAACTGTGTTAAGATAACGTCCTGACCCTGTAGAAGGCTCTATCACTCTATTCCACTGAAGGTCACCTGAAGAATTTAATTTGACCAGAGATGCTGCAGCACCCTCAATACCAAAAGCAACGTATATATTATTACTGGAATCAAGAGCCAAGCCTGCAGATGTAGCTGTTTGTGAAGTACTGTCTTGTGATATTCGTTTTTGCCATAAAATATTCCATGAGGAATCAAATTTAATTACTAATACACGATAGATACCGGATACTATCGAATTTCCAGATACAATATAATTTCCAGCAGTATCTTTTTTAACCTTATATAGGTAGGTACTGGTACCATCTAATAGTGTTCTGGTCTTCCACTCCGCAGTACTACTCAGCGCAATACCATTAGTAATAGCCTGTGAACCACCATTGCCTGTATATGTATACGAGCTGAACACCTCTTCTACATAATTCGGGGTACTCGCTGGAGTATTAGCTCTTCCTGCTGCAAACATATTATTCCTTAAGGTGTGTAGTTCTGACCAACTGTAGTACCGTACCAATTGGTACCGTCAGAGAAGAAGGAGAAAATATCTTGCTTAGATGCGGTGGTAGTAATTGTAGGAGCAGTTCCACCAGGCCACTTAACTGTAGACCAAGTAACTGCTCTTGATCCTGTTGCATCTTGCTTAAGGAACAGAACAAATGACTTTCCTGCAACCGCTGTTGGCATGGTAATGGTTGCGGAACCAGTCAGAGTAATAATCTGAACAGTACCATTTGCTGTAATATTTAAGGTAATAGCAGTAGAGCTATTTGCAGTGAACGCAGTTTCGGTATAACTGGTAAGTGTGATATTGTTGGATGTTACATTACGTGTATCATCAACGACGGTTGTTCCGCCTACTTTAATTGCCATCTTCGCTCCTTTAGAACTCGGTTATTGTTTTATTTAGGCTTCTTAAGCTCTTCAATCTCTTGTTTTAAATCTTTGA